TTCACGTGCTCGAGCTCGTTCAGCTTCTCTCTGTGCTTGATGCGCTCTAAGTCTGTCTTCTCTGGTAGCTCCTGGAGCCCTGGCTCGTTCATTTGCTTCTTGTGCTGAGCGTTCGGCTTGTGCTCTTGCCTGCGCGGCATCAGTTGTTGTAGGTACATTACTAGTAGGCGCAGTGGGTGCGACACCAGTTGGTTTCTTGACTCCTAAAAGTTCTGCAAGTTTTTCAGCACCTGCGGCTAATACTTCGGTGAGTTGCCGCACGTTTTTGGCCATGGTAGGAAATAGTTTTTTCATCACTATTTCGTCTAGTTGTACCGCAAAGTCTCTTAGAGACTTTTGTGCTTGCACAAGATTATCTATGTTTTCTCCTGTGGCCTTGGCATCTTTCTCTTGCTCTTTAGTAGCTTTTCCTATAGACTCAGCGTTAAAATCTTGTGCTTTGTCAAGTCGGCGCATACCTACCAGCATTGGGTCTAACACCGTTCCTAGTTTACCAACTCTGCGTTCAAACTCATCTGCTCCCAGAGCATTTCGCGTTTCGCGCACTGCGGCTTGGAACTGACGCATGGCTTCGGCTGATGTAATCTGTCCGTTTTCTAACTGTTCCGCAATGATGGCTGCGCGGTTGTTGGTTGCGGCCATGAGTGCTTGACTTCGCTCAGTGGTGGCACCTCCAAAAATGTCTTTAAATCCTTCGGCGATTTCTTTACTGCCTTGCTTTTCAAGCATCATGGCAGTATCCTCTATAGCTTTTTTAGTTCCTTTTTGTTCAGCTATAGCCAAGGTAGCACCAAATCGCAGTTCTCTGCTCATGGCTTCAAGTTCGTTGGCTACTTTGTCTCTGCTTTGCCCTGTGAGTCTGGCTAGTTCGTCAACTTGTTCAAGATATTTCCTGTTGGCTTCACTGAGTGCTTTTGTATCTTGAAGATTTAGTTTAGTTGTGTTACGTTGAGTGGCTAAAAATCTAGCAGAAAACTCGCTCTGCTGTTCAAAGCTGAATCCCAGTTTCAAAAACTTATCTTCAAACTCTGTGCCGGCAGTTGTGATCTGTTTGAGTACACGAGCACCACCACTCACTGTGATTCCTGCGGATGCCAGTCCTTCAGCGTTTCGACCAATGAGCTTGGCATACTGATCCATGCTGAGTCCCATGGCTCGAGCACTGTCAGCAAATCCGTCAATGCTGTCGCCGGCCAGGCCACCAACATTGGCCATTTCTCGGAACGCACCAGACACACGCTGTACTTCGTCCAAGGCAAACTTGCCATACATCTGGGCAAACTCAACTGCCTCTTGGCCATATTTCTTCATTATGTTGCCGGTGATGCCTGTGATTCCACCAACAACCATGCCGACTATTTTGCCTTTGGGTCCAAGTAACCCACTGAAATCACTAATGGCTGAGCCCACAGCAGACAATGCGTCACCAACTTTGCTGGCGCCATATTTGGCTGCTGTGCCAAAAGCATCAACAGCAGGTTTCAGTGAGCGGAAATCTTCTCTGTTTTCTCTGGCTGCCTGGGCCGCCGACCCCATGTCTTTGGCAAAGGATTTCAGCGTTTTGGCCAGCGTGAGTCGCTGATCAGTTTCGTCTTCTATGGCTTTTTCTGAATCTTTGAGATCTTTGGTCAGTCCGTTGGCGGCACGACCCAGCTTGAGCAAGGTAGCTGAGCTGAGTGTGGAGCTGGTTCTGAATTCATCCAGCGCCTGTTTTAATAATTCTGTTGAGTTTTCTATATCAGCCATAATCTACGTAGATAAGTACAGGAGTACACTAATATTTATGGTAAGGAAAAATGCCAGAAACTAACAACCCACTACGCAGGTTCTTTAGACAGCCTGCAATTTACATCAAGTTACCATCTGATGGCAACTTCTATCCACCCGGCGCGATAGACATGCCGGCCAACAGAGAGTTGCCAGTTTATCCAATGACCGCTATGGACGAAATCACATATCGCACCAGTGACGCACTGTTCAACGGTGCTGCCATTGCCACTGTGATTTCCAGCTGTGTTCCTGCTATCAAAGACGGTTGGCAGATTCCATCCGTTGACCTTGATACCATTTTAGTTGCCATACGCATTGCCAGCTATGGACACGAAATGGAGTTTGAAAGTGTGTGCCCGCACTGTGAACACGAAAACTCATTTGGGCTGGATCTACGCACTGTGATAGATGGTATCAAAAGTCCTGACTACAATGCCACAGTCAACATTGGTGACATTGTGATACATTTCAAACCTCTAAGCTATCAACAAGTCAACGCTAACTCCTTGGACCAGTTCCAGGATCAAAAACTCATAGAAGTCTTGCCTACTGCTGACATGCCTGAAGAAGAAAAAATACAACAGCTCAGCCAGGCCTTTGCCAAACTCACCAACATGACTGTTCGTGCCATGGCACAGAGTATTTCTATGATACAGGCCGACGGTGAGATGGTTGTAGAACCAGAATACATCGAAGAATATATTCGTAACGCTGAAAAAAGCACATTCGATCAGATAAGAGATCACATGGCAGAGTTGAGAAAATCCACGGATCTAAAACCATTGCACATCACTTGTCAAGGATGTACCAAACCGTACGAAACTCCATTTACCATGGATGTCTCAAATTTTTTCGTCTCCGCCTCCTGACCTCGAGTCCTGAGCGCATTGCCAAGATAGTTGAAAATCACGACAAAGAAATCAAAGCTATCCGAGCAGATGTTCTAAAACTGTGTTGGTACATGCGAGGAGGCCTGACATACGAAGAAGCACTGAATCTAAGTTGGACAGAACGAGAGATCATCAGTGATCTTGTGAAAGACAATCTAGAAACTACCAAAAAAACTGGACTACCACATTTCTAATGAACATAGACCAAGTACGCCAAGACATAGAAAGTTGGATCAAAAACTTTGTAGAAGTTCCGCATCCGGCTCTGGGCGGTTGGCCACCCTGTCCATATGCAAGACAAGCCAGGCTCAATCGTGAGTATGAGGTACGAGTTGGTACTAATCCACTGCTGGATCTTGTGCATTTGGCACAAACTGGACTGGGAGATAAAAAGGTCATTGTGTTGGCCTATGATCCAGTGCAATGGTCACTTGAAGTTTTTCACAGAGATTTAGAACATGCCAACACAGAGTTTTTACTAGAAAAAGATATTATTGTACTTGAAGACCACCCTGGTGATACTGAAATAGTCAACGGTGTGTCAATGAATCAGGGCACCTATGCCCTGGCCTTGGTACAGAGTGTGAGCGACTTAGATCAAAAAGCCCAACTCATGGCACGTCGTGGTTTCTATGACACATGGCCAGAAAACTATCTCAAAGTATTGTTTAACCACAGGAAAGATCCACGCCAATGAGCTATCAGTTTGCACGTATCGATCTGGCCAAGACCAACTATGAAGCCACAGTGGAATGGGGGTATCTCATACCCACACCAGAACAGATTGCAGAGTTAGATGAAATCTATAGAACCTACTGCATATACAAGCATTTTGCAAGTGTGATGCCTATGTTCCAAAGTCGTTATACTGACCCAATGACCGATGTTATTGGATACTTTGATCAAGGGCGAATGGTAGCATTTAGTCTGATCCGACGCTACGACGATAAGAATGCCTTGTGCGATCAGTTTGCATGGATCTATCACAATCCCAAACTAAGGCTGGGCGTGGAAACAATGAAAACAGAGTGTGCTATTTACAAAGCTCGAGGGTTTGACTATCTCTATCTTGAGCAAGCACATCTCTACAAACAAGAGATAGAAGGATTTGAAATACTAGGACCAATGAGGTAACAATGGCAGATTTATACACAATATGGGCCAACAAAGAAGGTGACATCAGCGACATAGACTGGGTCAATGGCATGAAAAGTTTCTTTGATCATTTGATCAGCGAAGGCAAGATGGAAAGCTACAGAATCACTCGTTGCAAGATGGGGTTTCGTAGCATTGCCGACATGCCTGAATGGATGATCATAATGGAGTTCAAGGACATGGGTCAAATGGATTCAGCATTCCGTCGTGTTGCTCCATTAGAAGGAGAACTCGAAACAAAACACAAGTCATTCAATCAGTTTGTTGCTGGCGATATACAACACGCATTGTTCCGTGATTGGCCAGATCAGTTCTAAGATCACTGCGTGATCTATTCATTTCGCTGTCGCTCATGAATATTATTAATCAATGAGCGAAGCGAATCAAGTTATCATCCAGATACCTTGGTCACACTTTGCCCGCACAGGGCAAAGAGGTGTCATCATCCGAGTACGAACAGTCACTTAGCGTTACAGCATTACAGAGGCGGTTGTCCGGTACCTCGAGCTGTGTCTTTATCACAACGGCGGGCTTGTATCTATACGCTAACATACATACAAACCGTGTAGCATCACTGCTACGTCTTTTTCCCTTTATATTCTATTCAAACAATCAAACCGCAGGTGTTTGCGATCGTGGTCCGGTGAAGGATACTGATTGAGTGCTCGTTTCAGCGACGAGGCTTCGGATCCCTGCGACCCTGGGTCCAGGTTTCTACTGTTCGGCACACGATGTTGACCTGTGCGAGTCTTTACTGAGTGATTTTGCCTTTGATATGACTACCATGCACACGCACTTGTATGTGCCCGTTGTAGTAATCATCAGATTCTAATACACGTCGGGAAAATTGTTCGCGAGCTTCTATGTAACTACATTCAGCTTTGCTTTTACAGTAGTACAAGATTTCGCGTGAGAAGTTTTCTATGCCTAGCAGTTCAACATCTCGAGATAACTCCGGAGAACTGCCATAATATGTTTGCCAATCTGAATCTATGGTGCCACGAATTTTTTTGCGTTTCTTTTTGCCGTTTTTAAGTTTGACTACTCGATATGTTGTTTTCTTAAACTTTGCCAGTTTTTTGCCAATATACTTCCTGCCAGTTTGTTTATTGGTGATCAAATAAACAAATCCAGCACAGTCTTCGGGTAACTCTGTGATTTCGGTAGATTCGAAAAGCCATGACATGCGCTACTAGTTATCTGATCACTACCAAACATCATATTTTTATGCGATATCCACGTCAGTGTTATAGCTTGTAAAACCGTTTTCTTTCACAACCTTAAGAATATTCTCCACCCGCCCTGCTAGTTCATCTCTGTGACTCACAAGCCAAATGCTTTTGTGTCGTTCACGGCTCATCTTCTTCAATAGTGCTAGGCTGTTTTCTACACCCTGTGTGTCCATGCCCGAATCAACTAACTCGTCAATGAACAATACATTGATTGGGTGATACAGGCTTTCCCACACATCACGGAATGCCCATGACATTGACAGGATCAGTCGGTTACGTTCACCTCGACTCAAGTTATCAAAGTCTAGGTCACGACCCAGCTCCTGGATTTCTACTGAGAGATCGTTTTGGAATATGACCGAGTGCGGTAATCCAATGCGATCTAGATAGTAGGTCAGACGCTGATTGAGATAACTCAAGTTTTGTTCAATGATCTTTTTGCGGATGAACGAATCTTTGTTGGTCAGAAGTTTGAGCAAGAAGTCTTGGTGCTCTTGCAATCTTGTGAGCTCATTGAGAGTGTCATAAGTCACAGTCTGCAGAGCCTGACCAGTCATTTCTTCTATCTGCTCCGTGTAAGGATCTGTTTCTTGTATTTTAGATGCCAGTTGCTGTTGGAGATTTTCTACATTGGCACGATGTTGAATGGCATCTTCTTCTTGATCATAAAACATTTTAGGTGGCTTACCTAACACGCCCAAGGCGGTGTGGGCAGCCTCCATGTCTGATAAGAGCTGTGTATGCTCTGAGCAAGCCGCTCTTGCTGTTGCCAGATCCGCCTGTTTTGATTCCAATACCTGTTGGTGCTTAGAGTCGTGGAACGCTTGACCGCATGTGTGACAGGTGTGAGCTTCAAGAGTCGCAATCTCTTTGCCAAGTTTTTCAATGCTTTTGTTCTCTCGATCTCGATCAAGCTTCGTGCGGGAGATCTGGCTAGACAAGTCGTTAAGGTCCTTACGCTTCTGCTCCCATACCCGGTGCGCCTTGTGTGCTTGTATTTCTGCCTCGATATCGATTTTCTGTAGTTCTTCGAGCGCAGTTGTGAGCTTCGTGATTTCTTCATCATGTTTAGTTGTCCACATTGTTTGGCGTCGACGCAGATTCTCAATCTGTTCTTCTATGCGTTTGTTTGCTTCCTGTACCGCACGTATGCGCATTTCTTCCTGCGTGATGGCTTCTTTGGTTTCTCTGTTGAGTTCCTTGATACGTTCGGCACGTTCACTGAGCATGGTAATGCCCAATAACTGTTCGATGATCACTCGTTGATCATTGGCCTTGAGACTTAAAAACGGCTCTGTGTACGTGTTCAATGCCAACACATGGCGGAACATGTCATGTGTCATGCCCAGCGCAGATTCAATGGCATCCTGCGTTTCTCTCGAATCACCTTGGCTGTTGTCATCGGCTGCTTGTTCTTCGTTGTTGACGTAGAACTTGAGTATGTTGGGCTTACGACCACGCTCGATACGATAGTCTCTACCGTTGATATTGAACTCTAAACTGACCAACATGTTTTTGCCGTTGGTTTTGTTTATGAGATTGTCTTTGCGAATGTTAGTCAACGCAGTACCATACAGTGCATAACTTAGCGCATTGATTATGGTAGTTTTGCCTGTGCCGTTACGACTGCCGTCGCCACCTAGGTCTAGGTTTTCACCCAAGACCAGTGTGAGATCTCTGCGATCAAAGTTAATGGCCTGTGTGGCATTGCCCACACTCATAAAGTTTTTAACGGTTAGATCTTTGATCTGTATCATAGTGCCTGATAGATTTGCAGTAGTAGTTTTGGATCGTAGAAATCACTTTCGATCTTGGTGATCTGATCGGTAACGATTTGGTCCACACTCTCAAACTTGACATCACCGGGAGCCATGTCTTCTTCTAGGGCGGTACGCTTGTTTGGCATCAAGGCCATCTCTCGGAGATTGTGTTTGCTTATGAATGTGTCTTTGATAAACCCAGCTTCTTCGTAGGAGATTTCAATGTCTAGCTGAACACGCACATGCATATTGGACCGTAGCAGTTCGTCGCCACGATCGATCAAGGTTGACAGATCAAACACATTGTACAGTGGTTGTTCGGGCCAGGCATGATACTCAGGCTCAGACCCCCATTCAAGGATCATACAAC